TACATTGCGCGAACAGGGTCTGGCGGTTCCGGCGGTCGGCGGCGGCACGACCTTCCTGCAGGCGAAGACGGCGAACGAGGTGCTGAAGGCGCAGGAGCGCCGCATCCGGCTCCAGAAGCTGAAGGGGGAGTTGATCGAGCGCGCCCGCGCGGTGGCGCTGGTGTTCCGGCTGGCGCGGGAAGAACGGGACGCATGGGTGAACTGGCCCGCGCGCGCGGCAGCCCTGATGGCGGCAGAGCTCTCGGCCGCGTGCAGCGACGCGACGGGTCAACAGATCACCGTGGAGCCAGCCGCGATGCAGAAGGTGCTGGAGAGACATGTACGCGCCCACCTCGACGAGCTTGCCGAGGTCCGGCCCGACTTCAGGTGATGATGACGCACTGACGGACTTCGACGGCGCGGGCGAGATCCTGCGCGCCTGGGCCAACGGGCTGCGGCCCGACCCGGACCTGACCGTCTCGGAATGGGCGGACCGGCACCGGATGCTCTCTGGCCGCGCCTCGGCCGAGCCCGGGCGGTACCGGACGGTGCGCACGCCCTACATGCGCGAGATCATGGACCGACTGTCGCCGGGCGATCCCACGCAGCGGATCGTGTTCATGAAGGCCGCGCAGGTCGGCGCGACCGAGGCCGGGAACAACTGGATCGGCTTTGCGATCCACCAGGCGCCCGGCCCGATGCTCGCGGTCCAGCCAACGGTTGAATTGGCGAAACGAAACTCACGCCAGCGGATTGATCCGCTGATCGACGAGAGCCCGGAACTGCGGGACCGGGTCAAACCGGCGCGGTCGCGCGATGCGGGCAACACGATGCTGTCGAAGGAGTTTGCGGGCGGCATCCTGATCATGACCGGGGCGAACTCGGCGGTCGGGCTGCGCTCGACTCCGGCGCGCTACATCTTCCTCGACGAGGTCGACGCTTATCCGGCGTCCGCCGACGAGGAAGGTGATCCGGTCACGCTGGCCGAGGCGCGCTCACTGACATTCGCGCATCGGCGCAAGGTGTTTCTGGTCTCGACGCCGACGATCCGGGGGCTGAGCCGGATCGAGCGGGAATACGAGGCGTCCGACCAGCGGCGGTACTTCGTGCCATGCCCGCATTGCGGCCATGCGCAATGGCTGAAGTTCGACCGGCTGCGCTGGCAGAAGGGTCGCCCGGAGACGGCGGAGTATCACTGCGAGGGCTGCGAGAGGCCCATCGCGGAACACCACAAGACGGCGATGCTGGAGCGGGGCGAATGGCGGGCGACCGCCACGGCCGCCGACCCGAGCACGGTCGGGTATCACCTCTCCGCACTCTATTCGCCGATCGGCTGGCTGAGCTGGGAGCGGATCGTGCGGGCATGGGACGCGGCACAGGGGTCCGACGAGGCGATCAAGGCGTTCCGCAACACGATCCTCGGCGAGACATGGGTCGAGACCGGAGAAGCGCCGGACTGGCAGCGGCTCTACGACCGGCGCGAGCGCGGGACATCCGGCACCGTGCCCGCGGGCGGGCTGTTCCTGACCGCCGGGGCCGATGTGCAGAAGGACCGGATCGAGATTGACGTCTGGGCCTGGGGCCGCGGTCTCGAAAGCTGGCTCGTCGATCACGTCGTCATCGAGGGTGGGCCGGATCGGCATGACGCCTGGTCGGAACTGACGGCGCTGCTGGATCGAAGCTGGCCGCATGAACGCGGCGCGCATCTCAGGATCGCGCGGCTCGCCATCGACACCGGCTACGAGGCCCCGGCCGTCTATTCCTGGTCGCGGGCGCAGGGGTTCGCGCAGGTATCGCCAGTCAAGGGCGTCGAGGGGTTCAACCGCTCGAGCCCGGTGTCGGGCCCAACCTTCGTCGACGCGACCGAGGGCGGCAAACGCCTGCGGCGCGGGGCGCGGCTCTGGACCGTGGCGGTGTCGACCTTCAAGGCCGAGACGTACCGCTTCCTGCGGCTGGCGCGCCCGACCGAGGAGGACATGGCCGACGGTGCCGCGTTCCCGCCCGGCTCGGTGCATCTGCCGCACTGGGTCGAGAACGAATGGCTGAAGCAGTTCGTCGCCGAGCAGCTGGTCACGGTCCGCACGAAACGCGGCTTCGCCCGGCTGGAATGGCAGAAGCTGCGCGAGCGCAACGAGGCGCTGGACTGCCGGGTCTATGCCCGCGCCGCCGCCTGGATCGCGGGCGCGGACCGCTGGTCTGAGGCGAAATGGCGCGACCTCGAGGATCAACTCGGGGCGGCGCCCACCGACAGCGATCCCGCCGGGCAGATCAACCGGCCGGGACAGGCCCCGCAGAGCAAGCGTCGCTCCGACTGGCTCGGACGGCGCGGAGGATGGTTCTGAACATGACCGACTGGACGGACACCGAGCTCTCGGCGCTGCGCCGCGCCTATGCCAGCGGCACGACGCGGGTCAGCTATGACGGCAAGTCCGTCGACTACGGCTCGGCCGAGGATCTGCTCGCGCGCATCCGGACCATCGAGCGCGCCATCGCAGGCACCACCCGGCCGCTGCCAATCGCGGGGCTTGCGGGCTTCTCGCGCGGGGATCGCTGATGTCGGCGACCTGGTTCGATCACGCCATCGCCACGGTGGCGCCACGCATGGCGGCCCGGCGCGTGATGGCGCGTCAGGCCTTCGAGACCCTGACGCGGGGGTATGACGGCGCCGCGCGCGGGCGGCGGACGGAGGGCTGGCGCGCGCCGGGATCCTCTGCCGACACCGAGATCGGCGTGGCCGGGGCGCTGCTGCGCGACCGGATGCGCGATCTCGTGCGTAACAACCCGCACGCCGCCAAGGCCGTTGCGGTGCTGGTCAACAACATCATCGGCGCGGGGATCATGCCCCGCGCCGCCAGTGGCGACGACACGCTGGACCGGACGGTCGATGCTCTGTTCGAACGCTGGACGGCGGAGTGCGACGCCGACGGCCAGCTGGATTTCTACGGGCTGCAGACGCTGATCTGCCGCGAGATGGTCGAGGCGGGCGAGGTCCTGGTGCGCCGCCGCCTGCGGCGGGCGAGCGACGGACTGCCGGTGCCGCTGCAATTGCAGGTGCTGGAAGCCGACTTCCTCGACGCCACCAAGTCCGGCGTCCTCGGCGCGGGCCGCCTCGTCCAGGGGATCGAGTTCGACCCGGTCGGCAAGCGCAGAGCCTATTGGCTGCACGCCGAACATCCCGGCGACGCCTATGGCGCCTTGCAGAACGGGTTGCAGAGCCGCCCGGTCCCCGCGACCGAGATCGCCCATGTCTATGAGAAGCAGCGCACGCAGGCGCGCGGCGTTCCCTGGGGCGCGCCGGTGATCCGGTCCTTGCGCGATCTCGACGACTACGAGGTGGCGGAACTCGTGCGCAAGAAGACCGAGGCCTGCGTCACCGCCATCGTCTTCGGCGACGAAGAGGCGCAGCAGGGCATCGCGCCCTCCGTGGTCGATGCTGACGGCAACCGGGTGGAGCAGTTCGAGCCGGGGCTGATCGCCTATGCCCGCGGCGGCAAGGACATCCGGTTCAACCAGCCCTCGGCCACCGGGGGGTATGGCGAATACAAGCGGGCGAGCCTGCACACCATCTCGGCCGGGTTCCGGGTGCCCTATGAGTTGCTGACCGGCGATCTCAGCCAAGTGAACTATTCCTCGATCCGGGCGGGTCTCGTCGAGTTCCGCCGCCAGATCGACGCGGTGCAGTGGCAGTTGTTCATCCCGATGTTCTGCGCGCCGGTCTGGCGGTGGTTCACGGAAGCCGCCTGGGCGGCGGGCCAGATCCCGTCGCCGACCGTGCCGGTCGAATGGTCGCCGCCGAAGTTCGAGGCGGTCGATCCGCAGAAGGACGCGATGGCGAACCTGCTGTCGATCCGCTCCGGCACCATGACGCTGGCGGAGGTGATCGCGAAACAGGGCCGCAACCCCGACGCCGTGCTGGCCGAGATCGCCGCGACCAACGCCAAGCTCGACGCGCTGGGGCTGGTGCTCGACAGCGATCCGCGGCGGGTGACCAAGACCGGCAGCGCGCAGAGCAACGATCCGGCGACCGAACCCGCCGCCGACGAACCGGACACCGAAGACCCGGCCGCCGACGCGGACAATGACCCGGCGCAGGCCGACCAACAGGACTGACCTTCATGGACACGATGATCGAACTGCCGGCCATGCGCCGGTCGGCGGAGCTTGCGCCGAACACGGCCGATGCCGACAGCCGCACCGTCGAGGTGGTCTGGTCGGCGGGGGCCCGTGTCCGCCGCGCGACCTTCTTCGGCGAGCCCTATGACGAGGAGCTCAGTCTCGACCCGGCCCATGTCCGTCTCGACCGGCTGAACGCGGGCGCGCCGTTCCTGAAGGTGCACGAGCTCGACACGCTCGACGCGGTGATCGGCTCGGTCGTACCGGGTTCCGCCCGGATCGAGAACGGTCGCGGCATCGCCTTGGTGCGCATCTCCGAGCGTGCCGATGTCGAGCCGATCTGGCGCGACATCCAGGCCGGGCACATCCGCGCGGTCTCCATCGGCTACCAGGTCCACCGTTTCGAGGTTTTGAGGCCCGAGGCCGCCCGCGAGCTTTGGCGGGCGGTGGACTGGACGCCGTTCGAGGTCTCCGCCGTCGCGGTCGGCGCCGACCCCGCCGCCGGTTTCCGCGCCCAGCATCCCCTTCACGACTGCGTCCTTCACCGCCGGGACGCCCCTTCAAGCACGAAAGGACCGATCCCGATGACGGACAAGACCCAGACCCCGGCGAGCGACGCCGCAACCCCCGCCACCACCCAGCCGACCGAGCCGAATGATACCGAGGACACCGCCATGACCGAGCCGAATGCGGCTGCGCCCGACCCGAAGGTCTCCGCCAGCGAGACGCGCAGCCAGCCGAAGACGCAGGCAACTCCCGCGCCCGACACCGAGGCGGTCGCCACCCGCGCCCGCGAGGCCGAGCGCGACCGCGTCTCCACCATCTACGATCTCGCGGGCCGCCTGAACCTCGAGCGCGGCTTCGCCGAGGATCTGGTCAAGCGCGGCGTCAGCGTCGACGAGTCCCGCCGCCTGATCCTCGATCAGGTCGCGGCGAAGTCGGACGAGACCCGCACCTTCGGCCATGTCTCCGTCCCGCTCGGCGGCCGCGACGAACGCATCACCCGCCGCGATGCCGTGGCGAACGCGCTGCTGCACCGCTACAGCCCGACGCTGTTCCAACTGGAGGACGCCGCCCGCCAGTATCGCGGTATGACCCTGCTGGAACTGGCCCGCGAAAGCCTCGGCAACGCCGGAGTGAACACCCGCGGCCTGTCGCGCGACGAGGTGGCGACGCGCGCGCTCCATTCGACCTCGGACTTCCCCGAGATCCTCTCGGCGGTCACCAACAAGACCCTGCGGCAGGCCTACGAGGCCTATCCCCGCACCTTCATGCTGTTCTGCCGCCAAGTGCTCGCCACCGACTTCAAGGCCATGCACCGGGTCCAGCTCGGCGAGGCGCCGCAGCTTCTGGAGGTGGGCGAGAGCGGCGAGTTCAAGCGCGGCACGCTTGGCGAGAGCAAGGAGAGCTACAAGGTCAAGACCTATGGCCGGGTGGTCGCCATCACCCGCCAGACGCTGATCAACGACGATCTCGACGCCTTCACCCGCATCCCGGCGATGTACGGCAATTCCATCGCCCAGCTGGAGTCGGACGTCGTCTGGGGCATCATCACCGCCAACCCGGCCATGGCCGACGGCAATGCGCTGTTCCACACCACGCACAAGAACCTCGCGGGAACTGGGACGGCGCTGGCGGTCGACGCGGTGGGAGCGGCACGGGCGGCGATGGCCAAGCAGACTGGGCTCGACAAGAAGACGGTGCTGAACGTCCGCCCCGCATTCCTGATCGTGCCCGCCTCGCTGGAGCTGAAGGCCGAACAGCTGGTCGCCCAGAACCTGGTCCCCGCCGCGACGTCCAGCGTGGTGCCGCAGTCGATCCGCACCCTCGCGCCGATCAGCGAGCCCCGGCTCGATGCCGCCAGCGAGACCGCCTGGTATCTGGCGGCCAGCCCGAACCAGATTGACACCATCGAGTACGCCTATCTCGAGGGTCAGCAGGGCGCCTACATCGAGACGCGCAACGGCTTCGACGTCGACGGCGTCGAGATCAAGTGCCGCCTCGACTTCGGCGCCAAGGCCATCGACTGGCGCGGCCTCTACAAGAACCCGGGCGCGTAACCCGCACCCGATGCTGAAGCCTGACATGCGGGCGGTCCTGACGGGCCGCCCTTCGTCTTTCCACGAGGATCACCCCCATGAAAAACTACGTCCAGCCCGGCAACACCATCACCCTGACCGCGCCCTATGCCGCCGCCTCGGGCGATGGCCTGCTCGTCGGCTCCATCTTCGGCATTGCCGCCGGAGCGGCCGCCCTCGGCGAACCCGTCGAGACCGCGCTCGTCGGGGTCTTCGACATCACCAAGGTCGGCTCGCAGGCCTGGACCGTCGGCGCCAAGGTCTATTGGGATGACACCAACAAACGCTGCACGACGGTCGCGACCGACAACACCCTCATCGGCGTGGCGGTCGAGGCGGTGGCGAGCGGCGCGGGCGACACCATCGGCCGGGTGCGCCTGAACGCAACGTTCTGATGAGCGCCTTTGCGGCCGCCGTGGGCGCGCTCTTCGCCGATCCGAACATCGGCCGGGACGCGGTCTACATCGCCGACGGCGGCGCGCCCGTTCTGGTGCGTGCCGTCGCCCGGCGCGCCGATGCCGTGACCGATTTCGGC